CCGAGTTAGAGGAGGAGTAATGGAAGCCAAGACCGCTGCTGCTGCTGGAGCCGGGGCGGTTACGCTTCCTATTGCTGCTGTTTTTGGATGGCTGAATACGCAGATTGATGACATGGATGCGCGTATTCGATCAATGGAGGTTCAAGTAGCTGTCACTCAGCAGGACGTTGAACAGATGAAGGAATCGGCAGAAGAAATCCATGACATTCTTAACCGCGCATTTCCGCGCACAGGAACAACCCCCGGAGGCTGACATGCTAATTTTGATTCTTACATTTTTAGGGTGTAGTAGCGTTCAGGGTGCCGAACCAATGCAGGTTGTTGCTGATGATTGGCATGGTTTAGAAAAGCGGATCATGCAACTCGACTGTGACGGAAATCTTGAAGAGGATACGGCAGAGGCCGTCGTAGAGAAGTAATATGGAATGGGACGTTGTTAGCACTGCAATTGAGGCCGGTGGCGTTCTTCCGTTGCTCGCGTACATCTATCATCGATCGGAAAAGCACCAAGAACAGTTAGAGCAGCGCATGGAGCGCCATCGCACTGAAGATCAAGAGCGGCATGATGTAATGGTCAAAGGTTGGCAGAACCAGCTCAACGAGTTGGAGATTAAGAGCCAGAACAAGATCGAAGACGTGCGTGGACGGTACGATAAGGTAGTAGAAAGGTACAATAACGAGAGAGACAAGCTCTACCTCGACATGTCGAAGAAGATAGAAGATCTTGATCGAAAGTTAGACAGTGTTGTTAGAAACACCGGAAGCCGCAACGGATGAAGTATGACCCAAAAGATGCAGCAGACTTTATTGTTGCATCAATACTGTTTGCTCTAATCGTTACGGTCTGGTGGATGTTCTACTCTGGAAAAATGTAACCTCCTGCCCATAATTGGTCGGTCGAGGCTGTACCGATGGTTCTCTGCTTTGGGTCAAGCTGCGCCTGTGACATCCCCATGCCCCAGGATTTAATCTGATGGTTTCTTGTACCCCTTCTTCACCCATGGGTACACTTGCTTGCCATCCAGCCGGGTTCTACCCCCCTTCTCACAGTCTAAACTTCTAAGTATCGCAGCAGCACGCATGCAGTCTGACTTGCTATGGTTCTGGGCTTCTTTGCCAATCGCCTTCTCCAAAACTTCCCAGACGGTAAACGGACCAGTCTTTCTGGATAACCATTGAGCAATCGCATGCTCCCAGGAATCCTGCTGACGAAACTGCTGCTGATACTCCTCCAACTCATATGAGGCGTTCGCATCAAGCCACCATCTCTCATTGGACTTGTACTGGTGGACCGCTTCTGCCCATAGCTGATCAATATCGCCATGGAGCTTGGGAATGTTTATCAAACCGCACTTAATGACATGCCATCTACGGTTACCGGTGTTGTCCGAAAGAAACTCGGCTTCGTTCGTTGTTCCTGCAAATATGGTCTGCCGCTTTCGGGTGACCATGTTTCTACCGTAAGACGGACGGAATCTGTCCTGCCTTGAGCTTAAGAAAGCTTTGACCGTCTCCGCCTCTCTGGGTCGAATCGAGGCAAGCTCTGCCAACTCGTAAATCCAGATCCCTCCACTCAATGCTTGATACGCATCCTTTGAACGCATGTCGAGAGCAGAGTCGCTGAACCACTCATCATTGACCGCCATCGTCTTGAGCGCCGTGCTCTTCATAATTCCTTGGGGTCCAGACAAAATTACGACGCAGTCGTTTTTACAGCCAGGGTCAAAGATCCGCGCAACCATCCCGATCATCCATCGCTTTCCAAGTTCTTGGTACAAGTCGTTCTCGCCCGCGCCAAAATACTTCTCAAAGAGATTTCCTGTCCGGGGTTTCATGTCCCATTGAAGACTGTCAAGATACTCCCTGACCGGATGAAAGGTGTTTCTTCGCGCAACGTATCGGACCGCTTCTGCAACTTTGTTGGTAGGCATTGCCAGACCGTAGACACGATCGAGCCACAATGCCATTCCGGTCTCGTTTTCGTCAATGATTTCTGCCTCATCAACATCAACCGTACTCTTAAACTCGTTGTACCGGATCCTTCCGTCCCACCGGCTGTCATTCAATAATATCTTCACCGCATTGCTGATCTTTGGGTACGGCTTGCCATGAGACTTGATGTTTCCATCTCGATCTACTTGGTCTTTCTTTCGCTCCAAAGTGTCCCAAACGATTGGTTCCCAACCGTCAGTTTTAACTTTGCAGATTTCAGCAATCTTATTCAACTCCATCAGTTGGCCTCACATGGGTTATGATAGCGGTGCCCTCGCGGGCATTGCTCAATTAGTCATTGCTCGGGGTATGGGGGTGGGTTGCCCCCATACCCCATTTCTTTGTTCAACAGTCTACGTCTTTCGTAGCCCAACGCCCAAAGCATATTACGATATCTTTGGCCGCATCCTTTCCCGCAGTGCAGCACGCCACCGGCATGTTCTCGATTTCAAGAACGACAAGTCTCTCCTTGATCATCAATCGGAACTTTCCAGCGGTAAAGTGTTCCAAACGCTCCCTAAGCTGATAGGTCTTACTCCACGTCTGGGCATACTCCGAGAAAGATGTAGACACTTCATTGCTCGCCATTAGAATGGCATCTCGTCAAAGTCATTCGCAGTCGCCTTTGGCTTTGGTGCTTGCGTGCGTTCACCGTCACCGCTTGCGGTAAAGTGCCAGTCCTCAACCTTTACGTTGATGCTGGTGCGCTCCCCACCATCTCTACCTTCGTATGTGCGGGTAGACAAATCTCCTGTAATCCAAAGCTGCTTGCCTTTTCCGGCGTGCTTTTGAAGGCTCTCCCCACGCTTTCCGAAACACGCGCAGTCGAAGAATGTGGTGGTCTTGTTCTCGCCCCACCCACTGTTCGATGCGATTGAAAACGTTGTAAGGGTTCCATTCGATGTTTCTTTGGTTGACGGGTCTCTGGTCAGGCGACCTAAGATGTTTACTTTTGCAGGCATTGCTCTCTCCTATTGCTGGTTGATAAAGTTCTTGAGTGCTTCGCGGCCCTTTGGCTCGATTAACCACTCCAGTATTTTGACGTGCTCCCTGCGGTCCATCTGGTCCGGGAGTCGTCCCCCACGCATTGTGAAGTATTTGTTGATTTGATCTTTGGTATATCCGTAAGAGTCTATCGCGTCCCAGAACTGCTCAATGTCTGGCTTTCTTGGTTCTGATGGTTTTCTGCTCCTACTGGCTTGTTGTGGCTCACTCCAACGGGTGTGATCCATGTCATCTGTTGGGTGAATCCGTGGAGCAATCAACAGATCCCGAATGAGATAACCAAGACTAGATGTCCTGGCGCTCGCTATCGCCTTGTCCATGGGTTTGCCCTTCCCTGTCACTACTGGCCACTCCATCGTCAAGGTGCGGTCTTCTCCTCTAATGTGACTGAGCAACCATGTGGTCTGCAGTATCGGCGGGTCTCCAGGGCTATACCGAATGTTCAGTTCAACCGGGAACAATGACAACCCATGTCTACCGGATATCTCCGTCCACATAGACATCATCGATTCCGCACTTGTGTAGTCGTAGTTTGAAAATGTGTTCTTGGAGTCTTTATCGATCCGATTCGCTTCCCACTGGGCTGCGTGCAGAGACCTTACCAAAGTTGCCTCTGGCTTAGGTTTCACCTCCTTGACCTCATTGCTTTCTTCTTGTTTCTCTTGCGTGCAGTTTCTGGCATCGTGACCAGCCTCCCCGCATATTCCGCATTTCCTTCTGCTCATTGCTCTCTCCTTAGTGTATTGCTCTTGCGAGATCGTAAAGTGATCCCCAATATCCGCATGAGTTTTGATGATTACATCTCGCCGTAGTCATGCGATCTACGTCGATATAGAACCAGATACTTCTCTTCCCACAACTGGGACAGATCACACCTGATGCCTTTGGTGGCTCCCCAACCACCTTTGCTCCCAACTCCTTGGCTAACGCCATCCTGACCGCAGGGTCTTCTTTAAGCCTGCGCATCATCTCCCTCTCATAGTTCCCCGCTCCTACTTCCTTCTGCCTTGGTGGATTGCGCCTACGAGCTTTCCTGGCCTCTATGACCGCCTGTTCCTTCTCGTCGAATGTCTGGACACCTTTCTTAGCGCGAAGACGCTCAGAAGCGTTCCCAGGCGCTTCTGCTTTAGTCCATTGTTCTGGCTTCTTACCCTTAAGGACGTAATCAACAACGTTAATACAGACCGCTTCCATTTCATCAGTGTCAGTCGCAAGGCAAGTAGTAATGACTTCTCCCATGATCTTAGACTGAGCCACAGACCTTTTGCCGTCCGGGTCATCGATTCTGGGTGCTCCGTTAATTATGAAGGCAGCATCTCTTTCAAGTGCGTGCAGTAGATCTATTCCGGTCTCCCATAGACCAACCATCTGGAGTTTGATTGTGTAGCGAACCATCTCCTTGGCTTCTTTCTCGCTGACAACCTCAAGTAGACCTCTCAACTATTCCTCTCAATCTTGCAGGATATGAACTGCGGAGAGTATTGAATGTTTTTCACCGACATCGGTGGCGGGTTCTTCCAAACAATAAGAGCCGATGGTGCCGGTGCAGAGTTGGCAGCAACCCCAACGGAATCCAGAAACTTTAGCCTACCCTTGATGAGATAGATGGTTTGCGCACGCATACAGTAATCGTGCCACCACCGGGTATCGGTTCTGGCCATTACCAGCGCAGCGATTGTCTGGTTCCCTGCACTTGCCATCTCGTAGCAGTGACCCATCCAAGCACCGAGCCCTCTACCGTATGGTGGGTTGAGCCAGATCGCGTGTACGTTCGGGTACGCCTTTGACCAATCGATGCTGAGCGCATCCTCCTTTGGTGTGATGAACTCTTCACACGTTGCACTCCAGGGTGTTGCAGCCGCGTCAAGACCAAATGAATAGATCTCGTTGAAGTACCGAAAGACATATGCCGGTGTGCGCCAGTCCTGTTTCTTGGATGCGAATAGTTGATCTGAGTTCCAACTCATTGCCAGCCCCCGCACTTGGAGTCTGTTTGACCCCGATGTACCCGTTGCAGGTATTCAATAATCGTTGAAGAAAGCTCTTCTGCAATCTTCTGGTGTTCTTTGCCCAGTTCCTCAAAGATGTTGTCGATCTTCTCAATGCGACCGCAGCCAGAGTTTGTGTGGGTTTTGAACAAGCGTAGGTCAGGGTTCGGCCCGTGCTTGCATGTTCCGCATTTCCTCTTCACTGCTCACCCCCATCCCATACTTCTACGTCTACCTGTACGAATGGCAGCTCCGATGTCTTATCTTTCCGGTCACCCTTGATTGCACCAAGCCACTTCGATGCGCGGATCTCCGTTACTTGGGCGTCGTCCGTCCACAAACAATCAAGACCATCACCGATACTCTTAATTAAATTGTCCAAGTCGCTCTTGGTAGTCTTCATGATTCGTCCATCCGGGTCTTTCTTCCTGAACTTTGTCTGGGGTCGCTTATAGACAGCAGTGATTGTGATGCGTATCGGTGTGTATCTGGCGATTGGTACGTCCAATCCCCACGATGCCTTCTCTGCAATCTCCGATACAAGCTGTAGATACCTGCGGGTTTTCGATGGAAGCCTTGCGCCACCGGTATACCGGTTGAACCTGGGCCTCCCCATGGCAACCCCTTCACCGGGTAGCTTCAAAGATATGAATGATTCCCAACTATCTTCCATAGTTCTTTCTCCCAGTGTTGGGGTTGACCCAAACCGTGTTGAAGTTCTTCTTGCACCACTCAGTCTCGATTGCTTCCGCAACTTCCTTGGCTTCTTCAAGCTTTGTGAAGCTTCCAACCGGATTTGATCCGTCAACAAGCAAGTATTCCTCACCAAGTACGCTTATATACAACATCGTATTTGACAGTTCGTAGCTGATATATCCCTGACAGTCCGGTCCATTTTGTTCCCAAGGCATCAATCGTCCACCAATGCCCAATAGGCTACGAGCTTCCCTATGTTTTGCTGTACGATACCGAGTGCTCCTGCCAGCTTCCACACGTCGATAACGTTGGGTATGCGCCTACGGTTCTCCCAACCCGCTACAGTAGACTGAGAGACGTTAATTCTCTCCCCAACTTGTCTACGGCTGAGTCCAAGGTCCAATCGCAACTTCTTTGGGTTTATATATCTGGACCCCATGATTGCGTTCATACCAATCTTCTTTGCACCAAAGCTCAAACTCATGACTTCCCCTTGTGTTTCCAGTGTGCGAAGCCGCCCTCAACAGTGTCACCCCAACTGTCTCCGCTTACACCATCTCTGAAATGGTAGATGACCATGTGGACCTGCAGACCACCGTTGATCTTCGTTGCCCCAAGAACTTGAGCTTCAACTTCAAGCTCTCCGGTTATTTCTTGGAAGGATCCAGGCCCGAAATCTATTTCTACGTCTTTTGTGTGCTTATAGACAACACTCTCATTGAGCATCCACCATAGGTCATCGACCTCCAGACCGGGTACATTGATGCTGAACCGGTACGGAGTGGTGTCGGTCTGCCATTCTGTCAGTATTTCGACCCTTGTAAAGTTAGGATCGTCGATGGATTCTGGCCAAACGTTGCATCGTGCCGAGTCATCGCACCAGCTACCAATAATATCCTTTGCCATATGCTCAAAGGTAGCCTGTACTTCGTTTCGATACTTTGGGTGCGGCGCGTTGATGGCTACATACGGTGCGTAGCCCTTCGCTCTCCACCGATCTATGCAGTCCGATAGATCCAATACGGTAGGGTTGGTGCTCATAGTCATTGCTCCTGGGTTGTTGCTCAGCACATACTTAATCACTATGCGGTGCGCGTCAAACACTTTCTTTATTGGTTCGATGATAAGAAAGTTTGAACCTTGATAATAAAATATTGATCTAAATCAAAATTTATTTACCAAAAGTGCGCTGCGAATCGCAAATTTTCCTTATAGACAACACCAATTTTCGTCAATTTCGGTCCAATTTGCTCTAATAGACAACACCATTTTCGCCCTTTTTTTCGATTTTTTTGGCCTCCTCGATATGCCAGGTTCAACCTGCCTTCTCGTCGGGTGCTCCATAAGCCAGTTTCAACCTACCTTTTCGTCCGGTCGCTGATAATGCAGGTACAAACTACCTTTTCGGCTATCGGTCCATAGTGTAGGTTCAACCTATGATATCATCCATTGCCTGTCATGCTATACCGTGTCGATATTGTGATAATGCAGGTACAACCTACCATATAAGCAGAAAACCCCCCTGCAGTATTGCAGGAGGGCCATAGCTGGCGGCATCATTGGCGGCTATCGGTCTCTGTCAAACCTCCTATGTCGCCTGAGTTCGTCCCGTAGGGTGTTTGATCTGGTTGGTTCCATGCCGAAGACATCCAGTCCTTTACGATACCGGACAATGCCCCAAATTACAGCCCACAAGGAAAGAGCGATAAGGATCGCATTGAATGGAAGATAAAGGAATTCCTCTTCATTCCATGTTGTAGGCTCAGTTGCTGATCCGCCGTTATTGGCCGATTGTATGCAATCGTAGATGGTAATGAAGGCGACCACGCCGATCGTCCTCATGGCTGCGCCTTGGGCACAAGCTCGACCGCTTCTACGTCAATCAGACCACCAGCCCGATCGATCTCCTCATAGAGTGCCTGCAGATCCCAATTCTCGGGAGTGTGAGATCCCCCTCCTACAGTGAAGTCATGATCGATTACAATTGCACGTATCGTAACGAGGTATGGCTTGACGCATGAAGGCATCCTGGGCGCTTCTATGGGGTTGAGATCCTCTGATAGTTGGTTCATTGCCTCGCATGTTTGGGCGTAATTATCTTTGGGTTTTTTGCTCATTTTGTCCGCCCCTGTCTCGCACTATTGATGTTGTATTGGCAATTGGGACATCGTCCTGCATCGTTGATATCAGACGCTTCAAAAGTGCAATAGCAACGATTGCACTTTGTTGGTTTGCTACATGCTGGCCTATTGCTTGGTTCGGGTTGCGGTAGCCGATATCGGCTACCTTTTGGAATGCTCATTTTGTCCGCTCCTGTTTTGGGTTGAATTGATAGGAACATGAAAAGGCCCGAACCGGTTAAGGCTCGGGCGTTAACATCTGCCGATCAATGCGCGTGGTAGTCGATGGCCTGAATGGATGGATTCCAGCATGACCTACAATCCACACATGCGTTATCCTGTTTCGGTGCTGGGCATCGTCTACCCGTACCGGCGTCAACGGTAGAGAATAGAGATCCGTCCGCTCGCCATCGTTTCGGGGCTTGTGCTCCTCTCATGGGAGCCGATAAACGAACAATAAAATTAGCGGGCCAGTCCTCGCCCAATGCGTCAAGCATATTGATCACCCGTCGCAGCATTGCATACTCTTTAGTGGGCGCCCAAAATTGCACCCATGAAAGTCGACGCGCAATCTCAACCCATCGCATGATATGCTCTATCGATTGAAAGTCTCCGCTATCATGAATACGGAAGTACGGATCTTCAGGATCCGTGTAATGTCCGATAAGTAGAACCATTGCGTCAATCCACAGGTCACGAGGGACAAGGTCCGTATCCAGGCACCGGAGACGGTTTATCAATCCTTTTCGTACCGATGGAAACTGATAATTACCTTTCATCGCGTAGCACTTCTCGCATATCGTGCCCGCCTTCTTTCGTAGCTTGCTGCCCGTTATGCACTGGTCTGCAGGTAACGCGGTAGAGTATCCAGGCATCTTGGAAGGCTTGCCGAGTCCGCTTTTATGTCCGGTTAATTGCTTCGCTCGCTTGAGCGTCATCGCCTTCATGATTGCCGCCCATCGATGATCGTGATCGAATACTTATCTACAGTTTTCCCGGGTATCTCACCGGATTCGATACGGGTGCGGACGGCGTCGAATCCACCCGTAACACGATCGCCGATCTTAGAATCCCAGCAAGGTGCGCATGTGACGACGTGAAACGCCATCGATTGATCGTAGCTGATATCGCAATACACAGCGCGCGCGATGTCGAGGACTCCACTACAGCAAGGACAAAAGATCTCACGTTGTATTGAATACCGTAGCAATTCGCGGTTTAGTTCGGGTTCAAGAAACGATCGAATTTCTTGGTTGGTTTGTTCGTTTGTCATTGCTCAATCTCCTATGTATAGGTAGAGGGTAAGGGTAAGCGCTGCCGACAGTAGGGCAACGGATAGGGTTAGAATTGCTGTCATCATTTGATCGATCCGGTCATTACATCGTTTCTCATCTCTTCATACTCTCGATCGGCGCTTGCTTGTTCCGTTCGCCAAGTCTGACGGTCAAGCAAGTGCGCGTTCATTTCTTTTGGCGTCAAACATTCGACTTTAGAGAATTCTTCCTCTTCCTCTTCAAAATTCAACATCATTCGGTGGTCCAGTACCGCCCCGTGTGCCATCTTTTCAAGGCATTGACGGATCAGACCGGCTGTATCTTGTGGCTTCGACTTGGGATGCGGTAGGGTTTCAGTGAGATATAGGGTGACCTTGTATATCCTCATTGAATCACCCAATGATCGGAGCTTGAAACCAGCCGTTCCCGGTTCGGAATCCAGGCGCGGATCTCTTCGATGAATTGGTGTGCGCTGGTCATCTCGTAGGACGGAGCTTCGCATGATTGGTATCCGTAAGAACCGATCGCAGTTTCCAATTGGGAATCATTCAAGGGTGATCGGAAGTACCGCAACAATTGATCGGGTGTTGGCATCTCCGGATCTACGTGTTCGCCATATCGAAACGATACAGATCGCGCGTTTGTATCGGCAAGGATCTGGCTGTAGAATACGCCCACGGCCATGCGGCAAATCATAGCCTCCGTGTGAGGTAGATGATCGAACCGATACCGATCGGACCGAGTAACATAGGATCCGACTATTGCCGCGATATGTTCGGATGGTAGATGAATTGCACTCATGAGATACCACCAAGTGCGATGCCTGCAGGCTGGTCGCGATAGTCCGCCCAGTGTGCAAGAGTTACCGCGCGGCTCCATTGATCGGCGTTGAATACCGGTTGACCGTCTTGAGCCATATCGGAGGCGGTATCAAGTAACCTCTGAGCGATACCCGAAATAGTGGTCACTGGTAGTCGGTCCAACTCTGAACGGGTCAAGGGCTCCCCTTCTCCGTAGATGGTATCGATGATTCGTAAGTGTAGTTTTGCAGTTGCAAGATCGTTGCGTGTCATCGCTCACCATCCGTATCGATCACGTGGAATTTACAGTCCATGCCCCGATCTATGATCCAGCTATCGGTATTGATTCCCCGGCTTTCTGACGTATCTATGAATTGGAGCGCTTCGAACTGAGTGTAGAATGTTGCGATCGTTGTCATGTAGGCCCCCTATGCGCATGCGATGAGAAGAAAGGGAAGAGCGGCGATCGCCAGTGTGTAAACACCCGCAGAAATCGATGATGCAAGTCGGCTATTTCGTACCGTTGGCGTGGTACTGGTTCCGCTTACTGTGTAGGCTACGCGGCTATCGTTGAGTGCTGTGAGTAGATTAGTCATTGTATTTCTCGTTTGTTGTTGGGTTGTTGTTGGGTTGCGTTCTATACGAAGAGAAGAACGAGAGAAGAAAGAAGCGTAAAGCCGCTAAGGGACAGCTTTGCCACGCGGATGAGGTCGAGTTCCATTAGATCGTTTGTCATTACTTTGTTGCTCCGGAGGGGCTGGGGTTGTTGGGTTGTTTGCCCCCCTCTTGTATCTATTATAATGTGCGGAGCGCACAAAGTGTAGAAAGATAAGCACGGTTTACCTGTGCCATCTTGTGCTAACCCTGTGCTATCGATGGAGCAGACGATATCCAAGGTTGAAAGTACAATACCCGGTAGCTGTGCTATGGTGCTAACCTTTATCTCTATATAGAATTAAATTATGTATATGATCATGAGTGATCATGTAGTGGGGCGTTTATACATCTATATAGGGCAAAACTTGGAAAGGTTAGCACAGCTGGCCTATATTGCAGTTTGTACGAGTGTTATCAGCTGGTCTAAGGTTGGCACAAGGTTAGCACACTGGCCCAAGGTTGGCACAGGGTAGAACAGGGGAGCAACGGATCCGGGTCACTGTAGATCGTTATCAAGCTCCGGATCTTTGGTGCCTGGATGGTAGTGGGGATCTGTAGTGATTGCGGGGGTTTGGGTCTGGTTTGCTTATGGTTTGGATTTCAGGGAGATGAGGAACGAGAACCGATCGTTCATGCCGAAACCAAAAACGTATACCTTTTGATACGCCGTATACATTTTGATACGGTCCGGGTGTATGATATTCCCTACACTGAACAGGCGTGCGGCATACTGAACAGATATTCAGGTGTATGATTTTCCAGACAGTGTATGATAAACCAGACACCCAAGGTCGATCGAGAGGTACCCCCCCTTTTCAGGAGAGGGTGCCTCACTACCGGAAATCCCCGCTGACTAAAAAACATTGACACGTCAAGAGAGATATAAAGATGGCAAGAAGACGAAGAGGAATAGGCGCAACCAGACAACGGAGGCGAACTGGAAAGTCGTCGAAGCGAAACCCCACCAAGAAAGCACTGCTGAAGTCTCTTCGTGACCGGAATAAGAAGAAGGGTAAGTCGAAAGTTTACAACCCAGAAGGGCTTGCAGCTTATATTGGAAGACGTAAGGTTGGAAAGAAGACGTTTTATAAGCGGGCTTCGGCATCACGAAAGGCTTCTAATAAGAGGCGCAGGAGGAAGTAGTCGTTGGCAACTCCCCCAAAATTAAAAAACAAGCTCACACCCAGTCTCATTGAGAAGCTGGGTATTGCCTTTGAGATAGGCTTAAAGTCTTCCGATGCGGCTGCGTATGCTGGGTGTACGGAGAGTACGTACTATCGGTGGATGGCCCAAGCTCGGAATGGTGCTGGTGATCCCCGGCTGCAGTTGCTGCTGAAGGTTGTCGGTGAGTCTAAGGCGAAGAATGTAGAGAAGAATCTCAATATCATTCAAGAAGCGGCGATGAATGGGAACTGGTTGAGCGCCGCCTGGATTCTGGAACGCCGTCACGGGTGGCGTAGAGATGGGCCGATTGAAGAGGTTCCCGACGAGTTGATGGAAGTGAGTAGCGATCTAACTACACTCGAAGGCAGGCGTCAGGTGGTCAAGGCTCTCAAGACGTTGCCACCGGAGTTGTTGAAAGAGGCGATGGAAGAGGCTTCGTAATGCCAAAGAAGATGACAGCGAGACAAAGGGCGAATGCTAGAGCGAAGAGGCTCGTCCGAAAGCATAGGGTGAAAGGGGTTAATCAGCCCCGGTTCACACATGGCCACAAAACTAAAAAAGGGCTTGTGGTTATGCGTCAGGGCAACGATGTTAAGCTGATTCGATTTGGGGACCAGAAGATGGGACACAACTTCAGTCCTGCTGCCAGGAAGGCGTTTAAGACTCGGCATCGTAGAAACATTCGACGTGGTAAAACGTCTGCTGCATATTGGTCGGATAAGTTTCTCTGGAACCCAAGTGGACCGAAAAGGCGCAAGTAATGTTCGATCCTGCGGCTTTTATTATCAATACGGCGCGTTCTTATGAGCGTAATGGGCTTGCACGGTATTGTGGGGAAGAGCCGGGTCCAAGAGGAGGAATGTCACCACCGCAGAAGCGATTTCACATGTCCCAAAATAGAAAAAGGGCGTTTATTGCTGCAAATAAGGTAGGGAAAACTTACTGGGGAGCAGCAGAGGCATGGTTTCACCTTCTCTCGGACCACCCCTACCGCGAAGTACCCCAACCCGGTTCCACTGGCTGGGTTTTGTGTTCTGATCTGCGGACTGGTTGGGAGACGATTTCGGAAGTCTTGCACGAACTGGAACCACCAGGGGTGCTGGATGACTCGTGTAAGTACGTTCCGGGTATTGGGTATCTGTATCGAAGCCAGAAGATCTTGCGAACCATCAATGGTAGCCAGATGGTTGGCAAAGGGTGCGAGCAGTCGCTACTCGCGCTGGAATCAAAAAGGGTCCAGTGGGCGTGGATTGATGAGCCGCCCAAGGAAAGCCACTGGCATGGTCTCCGTGCGCGACTCACGATGGATATGGCGCCCTACTGGATGACACTCACGCCTGTGGGTAGACCGGTGGGTTGGCTGCAGCACATGTTGGAGGGTTCTGTAGAGGACAATGTTGAGCCCGAACCCGGTTGGCATGTCGAGCATATCGAGCTTTCTAAGCACAATGCTCCGCATCGGTCGGAAGAAGACATCGAAGCGCAGAAGTTGGAGTGCTCACCGTGGGAATACAACCAACGAATACTGGCTCAGTGGGAAGGTCTGACCAAAGATCGCTGGGTTTCTGGGTTTTCGGAGGGTAATCTGTTCGATGATGACGATATTCCGCAGAATATTCAGTCGATCGGGCTCGGATTCGACCATGGCGTCCGCCCAGGCAAGTCGGTCTGCCACCTTGTTGCTTGGGATGGCCTTACTCTTTGGGTTCTCGATGAGCATTGTGATGACGAACTCTCGACCCCCGCATCCGAGGCCAGAGCCATCACCGAAATGCTGAGAGGGTGGGGGATAGAGCCCTCTGATGTTGACGAATCAAGAGGAGATAGCAACTCAGCGGGCAAGATGGGCATGGGATTCAGCCTAAATGACCTTTATATGAGGGAATTTGCCAAAATTTGTGGCGCATCCACGCCCCCATTTGACATTCGGGTTCCCTACAAACGCCGGGGTTCGATCGATGCTCGCGTTCGTATGTTATCCTCTGCTTGTGTCGATGGTCGATTCAGAGTACATAAGAGTTGCGCCAAGTTGATCCACTCTTTGCGACATTGGCGTGGTGCCAATGATGATCTCAAAGATGCCTTCGATTCGTGCGGATACATCTCAGAAATATTCCTGGCGCCCAGCGGAAACAAGGGCCCAGGGCTTATGCTAATCGGATAGCGGGGAACAAATGAGCGCATACGACATTCCAAGTGACTACATGCCACAGTCCGATGAGGACGTTGCTCGTTGGGATGTGCAGAGCCTTCGCTATCGGATGTTGACGGGGCAACAGCGCGATGATGTAATCGAGGAAATACGCGGCATGTTTGCTGCGGAGATCTCCATGGAACTGGAGGTTAATCCTGACTTATCGCGCAATACGTTTAGAATGGTTTGGCAGCAACTATGCAATGCCTATCTTGACGCGCCAATGGTTACACTGAAGGACGGTCTAAGTCCGGATATGTCGTCGGTCATTACGCACCGGCTTTGGCCCCAACGTCAGACGGCTGACTTCTGGGCGCAGGCAATCAGAGAGTCTTTGTTCCGCCTCGACTGGGTTCCGGGTGGTAAGACGGTTCGATATCGTCCGGTGTCTCCCGACTTGGTGGTCTGTCGGGCAATGCCAGACCAGCCAGATGTTCCTGGGTATGTTTCAGAGGTCCGCTTGCGGCACACTGCTGCCGGTGAAGAGGTCTGGACGAAAGAGGTTTGGGACATCATGTCTCCCACGCCCATATTCAAGATCTTGACCATGGTTGGGGATGTCTGGAAAGACGTGACCCCACAGTTCGCCCCCGATCTTGCGGGAGAATACCCGTACATGGATCGCGAGGGCAATCCAATCTTACCTTACGAGCTGATTCACGCCGAGATAGCTCCTCAACTGTGGTCATACCATACGGGCGCAGAACTCGTTGCCGGGTCGCTTCGCCTCGCTGCTCTGTGGACCCACTGGGGTGACGGGTTCACTTCCGCATCGCATCCACAACGCTATGCGGTTGACGTATCGACACAGGCAGGCATCACTCGGCACTATTCTGGTCACAATGTTGAAGTGATTCCCACAGATCACAAGTCAATCTTGCGATTTAAGTCCGATGGGCCTACCGGCGCTGTTCTTGGGCAGTATTCGGCGGCTATGGACCCCCGGACCGCTGCGGAATCGCTCAGAATGTACGAGAAGGGCCTTGCGGTGTACGCCGGATTAAACCCAAGCGACCTGCAGTTGACCCAGGGGCAGTCAGGTTATGCCATCGTAGTGTCCAACCAAGGAAAACGGGCTCAGCAGAAGCGTACAGAACCGGCGAGACGCATGGCTGATCAGCGCATCCTGGCTAAAGCTGCGAAGATGGCGAACGCTTACGCAATGCCGTCTCCAAACTTGCCGGAAGAGCCTGGGGATTACCGTATTGAATACTCAAATGTGGGCACTTCTGCTGAAGAGCGCAAGACGCACACTGAAGTTATCAAAGCAGAGCTAGAGATGGGACTGATCTCCCGCGTGGATGCCTACCGGCGCTTAAATACCGGCGTAGATACTGATGAAGAGGCTGTTCGTAGACTTATTGATATCGATCGCATGACTAAGATTTTGAACCGGAGCAAAGAAGCTCCACAAACCGCAACACCAGCGACACAGGGTGATGAAAATGAGCGAAGAAACGAAAGAGGAGACTCAGAACTCGTCGGGGACGGTACCGAGTTACCGGCTGAGAGAGGAATCGGAGAAGAGGAGGAAAGCGGAGGATCAATTATCGAAGATTCTTGAGGAAGTGAAGGGTCTGAAGACCGCTTTGGCCGAGGCCCACACCAGGCTTGACACCACTTCATCGGTTCATGAACAAGATATTGCATTGATCTCTGCTGGAATCATCGATCCAGAGGTTCGGGAGTTTGTAAGAGAGCGTTTTGGCAAGGCCAAGGACGCAAAGGACTTTGCATCGTGGATGGAAGGCCAGCAAAAGAGCCCGTCACCGCTACTTGCGCCATTCTTGAAGGCCAAAGAAGAAAAAACTGAGACCAAATCTGAAATTAAGGTAGAGCCAAAGGTCGAAGAAAAACCCGCTCCCGCAGTGGAGCTGAAGGGCAACCCAAATGCGGGTACAGATCAGCCGGTTCGCAACAACGGAACAACGTGGTCTTCCGATGACATCAAGGCAGCGATGGCGCGCAACAGGGGGGTTGGTCTTGGAGCATCCAAAGACGCAATCTTAAAAGCACTTGCCGCAGAGGGCTTAATCAAAGGCCCTTCTGTTTGACAGGGTGTAGCGTCAAGAGATAGCCTTGTACTGTATCGGTAACGCCCCCCGACAGTGGGTGTCGAAAATCATTTCTTCACTACTATTATTGGGAGCCTATTACCATGGCCAATGAAGTCTCATATGCTGACCTGCTGGCGAACGGCGGTCGAGTAACTCAAGTTCTTTCTGCCCTTGTGCGTCAACAGTTGTATGACAGCACCGATCTCCGCAGCGTAATGACGCTGATTCCTTGGAACGCTGTTGGTTCCGACAAGATGGATGTAACGATTGACGGAAAGCCTGGGGTTTTCGCTCCTGCTACTTCGGAGCTTGTGGGTGGAATCACAAACAGCGACTACGACACAAGCAAGTTCACGCTGAACGTGTCCCGCTATGCCCGTCAATACCAAGTGACCGACCTGTTTGGAATCACTGGTGGTCCTATCGATATCGACCGAGTTGTGAATAAACTTGTCGAGGGTGCCGGTCTGACCATGACTGAGCTTCTCTGCAACTTGTTCAACAGCCTTTCTAACTCTGTTGGAACTACTGGCGTGGACCTTGATGTGGACACCATCTACGATGCGCTGTTTCAACTCAATACAGCCAATGCGTCCGGGCCATACACTGCCGTGCTTCAGGCTGCTCAGATGAATGACTTCCGTTCCGCACTTCGCGGTGAGACGGGTGCTATTCAGTTCCGCGAAGCAACTGCTGAGACCCTGCAGACTCGTGGTCCTGGCTACCAAGGTGATTTCCTGGGTATCCGGTTCTACCAGAGCGATAGCGTAGACACAATTAACGCTGGAGCCGATTACAGTGGCGCCATGTTCGTTGATGGATGCTTTGCCTACACAATGGCTCCAGTTCGTGCGCTTCAGAGCTACATCCCAGAGGACAATATCCTCGTGGATGCCAATGAAGTTCTCGTCGAGCTTGAGCGTGATGCAAGCAATGCCATGAGCACTTGCATTGCCAACATGTATCCATCGGTTGTCGAGGCTGAAGATGCTCGCGGTGTAGAGATCGTCTCTGACGTGTGATTAAAACAAACTGGGGATCCTCCTGATTTCGGGGGGATCCCTTTTTCTTAGGAGCAGACATGCAGCAATCAACAATGCGCCTCACCCAACCCAAGCGTGAGAAAGCACACATAAAGCAAACAAACGGACTTCCAGTACGCAAAAATACAAAAATTGGAAAGCGGTTTGTGTACGTTCATTACGCTAAATCCTGGGAGTTTGCCGGATTAGAGTGGGGGTTTCTTCCGATCCCCAAGAAGGTAGTCGCGGTTCCCGGCTGCAATGGAGTTGGCGCGAGGGGAGACCTCACACCGGTTATTGTGGGTGTCGCGCAAAAGGGCGGAACATACATTGACCCAACCGATAATCGCCTTGGCGAGTATGAGGGGTACGTTCAATACTACGACTGCGAAAACGGTGCGAAGTGGTATTGCGACTTTTGCTCTGAAGCGACCGTTCTTCCTGATGGCGAAATTATCTGGGACAGCAAAGAGGGCGCGTGGAACGGGTTCAGAAGTCATTTGAGGGATTCTGGAATCCTTAATCCATTGATCCCAGAAATCTATCAGATGCTTTTGGCCAAGCAAGTCACTCGCACCGAAAGGATCGGCGCAAAGCTGAATCGGAATCCGCATCTTCAGGACAAATACGACAACGAAGTTAGCAAGCTTAAGGACATGAAAGCTTGTTGGGCCGATATGCAGAAAGAGAAGCTAAAAGCAGTCAAGGGTAAGCCCAAGGCAAGCCGCAAGCGTTCTGCTGATCCGTTGAGGGATTGATCATGAGTGGCGAACGAGACGGAAGAAGAGATCAGATCAACCGAATGGCCAAACACATGGTCCAAAACGGTGTAGATCCCAAGAAAGCTAAAGCAAAGGCTGTCGAGTGTGCAGTACGTGCAGACAGACGGGCTGATAAGAAGTAGACTTTAATCCCATGCCGGGAATATCCATAGGAGGATGAAATGGCATTTAAAGGTTCAAACCCATTCAAGATCCCACGCCCAGTTCGCTACCCAGGTGGCTGGAACGCAGAGACTCTTGCAGGCGACAAGACCCTCACACTCAAGGACGCGCAGATGCAAGCTCTTGATTGTGGCGGAGACAGTCGAAACATCCACCTTCCAAGTGGTTCGATCAAGGGTCACTTCTACCACATTGCGAACAAATCTGATGCAGCAGAAGTGCTTGTGCTTACACAACCTGACGGTTCTACTCAGGTTTGCCAAGTCAGCCAAAATGACTACGCAATCATTTATGCATCGGACGATGTTGCCGCAGGTGCTGCTTCCGGGTGGTCCTTGTTCTTCATGATCTCTGGTGCCATCAGCTAATCGATAGGAGGCTCCCGTGTCGGATACCTTATACAGTGCCCGTTTTCGGGGGCCTACCCTTATCGAGCACAACAAATCACAGACCGTATCAGTAGCACTTGAACAGGCGGGCTCTGCGCCCACTGTGGCATCGGCAAAGTTTTACCTATACGATGCAGGGGGAAACCTCATCATCGACGGTCAGACGGCCACAGAGAGCGGGGGAACCGTATCTGGGACCGTTGCTGCCGCAGATACCAGCGGAAAGACCCTGGGACCATCCTGGCTCGTTAGATTTGATGTTGTGATTGGTGGCAAGACGTATCGCTTCAACAACGATGCGTGTTTGTGTGTTGCGAGACTCTACCCGCCCATTGGTCAGACAGATTTGGTGAATCGCCATTCAGATGTGGCGAACCTTTTGGCTTCCGGTGTTACCAGTTGCCAGCAGTACATCGACGATGCGTGGAGTGACGTGACGAACCGTATGTACTCTGAGCAAAGTTACTTCTGGCGACTTCGGACTCCGAGTGCATTTAGAAGCGTCATGTTCGCCCGCTCCTTGTCGCTGATTTTCCGAGACTACGCTACGCTGCTAAATGCTGGTGATCGGTACATGCACCTTTCGGATTACTACGAGCAGCAATATGAGCGGGCATATTCCAAGTTGAGAAGTCGGATTGATTCCGATGAAGACAACCAGTTGAGCGATAGGCAACAGTCGGTGCCTGCCGTTACTTATCTTTCCCCGTTAAGCTATAGGCGAAATCGAAGCAGACGGAACTACTAATGACCCCCGACACCGCACTTACTGCCATCATTGCAAGACTGGAGGCAGCGGGACTAACCAAGGCGGTGAGCCCTCTTGGTGTCTCCAACTCTTCTGCTCCACAGATGAATAGATCGTTTTCTGTGAAGATGTCCAGTCTTGGTCCAGCCCCGAATCCTGATCGGTTCAAGCCAACCGTCGCTGGGTTGCGTGTGTCGAATCGTTTTCAAATCGAACTTGGTCATCGAATCAATCCCAATAGTGGGCAGACTGCGATATCCCAGGCTTTGCAAGACCTGCATAAGGCAATCAAGTATCTCGACGTTAGCGGAACTTCTCTGACGCAAAAGGGCGCCATCTCGGTCGGCCCTTCATCATCTGAATATGGTTCAGGTGGGGCTTATTACATTCAACGCTTCACCCTGGATGTTGTATACAATTTGTCCATGGTGATCTGATGGGCGAAGTCTCTGCCGAGATAAAACTGCAATCCATTGATCGCTTCATCAAGCGAAAGCACGGTTCTTATCGTGGCCTGACGATACAAGAGAGCAATATACTTAACCAGTACATATCCGACATGACGCTCGCCATCGAAAGCCAGTGGCCCATACTTACCGGGTATTCCATTGTGCGCTGGACTTGGCGAAACGAATCAATAGTAGGCGACACCAAATTCTACTTAGAAAACAAGGCTTGGTATGCCGACTGGGTACACCCAAAAGGTGTAAAGAGATCAAACTGGAGGTGGTTGGGTAGGGCGTTGTGGCAAGATCTGCTTCCAGAGGTTTTCAACGAGTTTAAGACGGGTTTAATTGCCGACTTAAAGAAAGAGATTGAACGTACCGAAAGATCGAGAGAAGATCGTCAGGACACGGGTCCAATATTCTTCTTAGATGGCAATGGTGGAGCATGAAGGTATCGCTAACGTTTAATTCGCCTGATTGGAGTACGTTTCAGGAATCTGTACAACGAGAAATAGCCGACATAATGAACAACACCGGAGAACAGATCCTTAAAGAGATAATGACAACAAAAATATGGAATCCACCATGGAAGTATCAGAAAGATTTGTTTGCAACAGTCGATGGCAGGCCCGCATTCAAACCAAGGCCCACTGCATACCGGCATATTTCCATAAATCGGTGGACAAAAGAGTTTGAAACGGGAAGCGGAAAACCAGTGTTGCTCATTAAGAACGAGGCTGTTGATTGGCGGGCCAGGTACTACGACGAGCAAGGAAAACCGGAATTAGCGGCGAAGTATAGAAACAGACCTTATGTTAGTCTTGTTCACCTGAGCGGACAGTCCAAGTCGAACCCTCGCTACCTAGAAGTGGTAGACGTGATAAAGTCAAAATATATCCCAATGTTGGAGCAGCAAATCAGAGCTGCTGCCGCAGCCGGGATTGAGACCACCCCCAAGGTCAACAGAACACCCAAACCCTCTACAACCAGCACCATTACCATTATCGAATAGGAGACCAAAATGGCTGAATCAACCGTTGTCAAAGTCCGTAGAGACGGAACCATAACCCTCAAGGACGGTGGTTCAAACACCTACGTCGTAGCCTATGAGAACGGTGATTTATCGTTTGATGGCGGAAGCAAAGCAGACCGTATCGTAATTAAAGATCGCGGAACTATTGTTGGTTTACGTAAAGGTGATGATCCAGTTCCAAGCCTGAGTTTCACCGTTATGATGCGTGAGTTTCATGACAACTCTGCTGGTTCGTTGATCGACTTCTTGGACAACTCTGGTCCTGTTAGTCTGACTTCTGCTGGTGGCACTGGGTATGAGCAATTCCTTATCGACATTCAGTTTGATGTCGAAGGAACGGCTCACGGTGATGCCAACGACCACCGGGCGACCGCTGCAAAGTGCCTCTGCACTTGGAGCTTCAGCGAGGGCGACCCAGACACCATCAGCGTCTCGGCTGAGATCTACGGTGGAGTCACATACACTGAGCCTACTTGATTTGAACAGGAGCAATGATGTTTGAGCAAAAACTAAAGATTGGTAACAACTCTATTGATTTAGTCTTTCCCTCCAGCCTATCCGCAGCAGTAGATCTATGGTTTGCTGTTGCGGATGCGCAGAAGGGTGGCGTGGACACCCGTGTGTTCTCTAAGCTGTCGGCAGCGGCGATTGGTCTCGGCCTCGACCGCAGCAATCCAGCATGTGAGAGCGCACCTATTTACGACATCGGGAGTAGAGACTTTATCACCTATGGTAACCAAGTCATCGACTGGGTTGGTCAAAATGGTGGTAGATGGATTTCAGTCCTAAACCTTGGTGCTGCGTATCTTAATTGGTGCGGCCAAGAACTCATGGCTGAAGAGGAGATCGTAGAGGTAGAGGATTTTACCGTAGCGACCGGGGCTCGGCAGACCGCATAGCCTTTGCAATAGATCGGTTTTGGGGGAAGGATCCTGGGTGGTATATCGGTTTAGAAAAGTCGATGAAGCTCAGGATCCTTGCTGATTTCCGGTTGCACAACGAAAGTCCGAAACAAGCTCAAAGAAATGAGCACCAGTCGAAGCGAAGACGGTGGGAAAAAGCGCAGGCACGCTATAATCGTGCGTAAGGAGTCTGAATATGTCGTCTGGTGAAAATATTGAGATTGGAATTGGCGCTGATTCCAGCGGATTGATTGAGGCATTAGAGAAAGTCGCAGCCAACCTTAAGTCGCTTGAAAAGGTTCTTGCCGGGGTTTCTGGTAGCTTTGAGGATACCGGAAAGAAAGCCGAAAAGGCCATGAAGGACACAGAGGACTCTGTTGATAAGGCTGGAGATTCGGTCAAAAAGCTAAAAGACGAGGTGGAAGAGTCTGGAAACGCTTGGGATGACGTTGCCGACAAGGCAGGCCGAGCAGATAGCGCGCTTTCTGGAATTTCAGCAGTAGTAGATCACATAAATCCAGAGATGGCCAAACTGATCAGGCTTTCGGCAGACGTTGCCGGTGGTATGGAGCAGGTAATTTTGGCAATTCGTCAGGCTCCTACATTGGTAGCCGTAATTGCCGGAACTGTTTTAGTCTTTGAGCAGGCAACCAAGTCTTTGCGAGAAGAGGCTGAAAGGTATGAGCAGGCCAATGAGAGTCTAAGCAATAGTTACGACAGGTTGATTGGTTTGATCAACCGAGGCAGGCAGCTTCAAGACGGCTACACTGATTCATTGAACCAATCTCTTGGCGTTACAAACCAGATAACAGCGACATATGAGCAAAGAATAAGTTTAGAGGAGAAAATATTTAACAACGCCTTGAGACAAGCCAGGGCAAACCGAGAGATTGCAAGAGAAGAAGCAGAAAATGCTGCAGCGCAACTGCGGGCAATTTCGGAAAGGGAAGCTGCTTCCTTCAGGTTTTCCAGCAACATTGCGCTGCGGGATGCCATGAGACGACAGTCGGCTGAAACGGCAGCCGAGGCTGAGCGTTTGCTCGCTGAAACACTTGAAGAAACTACCGAAGAGTACGAAGAAGCTCTCAGGGTTGCGAGAGAAGTTAGTGATGCAAACATTCTGCTTGCTGAGACCGAAAGAGATCTTGCACAAGCAATCGAAGATCGAGGACGACAAGTAGAGCGAACCAGAATTGGAATGAGTCTTTTCTCTTCAGATTTAGCATTCTTGACGGATGCCTCTATGGGGATGACTCGGCACATTACAAATGAGGCTACTGGCGCCTTTACGATGCTTGAAGACGGCATGAGGATGTCTACTCGTCAAGCAAGGCAAGTCGGAGAAGCTTTTGCCGATACCAATCGGATTTTTGGTCAGGGCTCGGCTGCGGTAGCAAGCCAAGCAGATCTTGTGGAACGACTCAACGAACTGTTGGGCCACGAAGACGAACGGTATTCTGCAATTACGCGAACGGTGGATGGTGTGGTTGAAGCTCACGGCGCAGTGAACATGGTCACGTTGGATGCCATAGATGTGGGTGAACTGTACACCGAGGTAATGCGATTACAGCGTGATGCGGCCATTGAAGAGGGAGAGGCTTTAGAGGATCTAGAAGTAGAGATAGATAAGACTAAGACAGCCTATGACGCCAAGTCTGTGGTGCTCAAAGAACTCATTGCAGACCAAAGAGAATACTTGTTGTTGCTTAAAGAGCAGATACAAGACGAGGAAAGTGCTTTTGGGTCTGATGGAATTCAAAGAATTGATCAGTACAGAGATCGTATTGCAGAAATACGAATAGAGGCAGAGAGATTAGGCTTAAGCCTTGATGATGCGATGGTGGTAAGGGCAGAGGCGACTGCCCTTGAAGATCTTGAGAAAGACTTAGAGGGTATCAACGATGCGCTTAGAGAGAGTGCAGATCTTGCTCCAGATTTCTGGACAGAGGTGCTTGAAAGCGCAGTACGGACGGAAGAGAACCTCCAGCTAATATCTATGCGTGTTGCGGCCAGAGAAGAAGAAGACCTTCTAAAACGACAGCAGTTGACGGCAGAGGCCGACATCTACTCACAGCAGGTGCAGGAAGATCGCATTGATCGGCTTAATGAAATGGAGCGCATAATAGCCGAACACCATCAAGAAGTTTCAGACATGGAAGAGCAGGCTGCCCAAGATCGTGCTGATCGAATACAGTCTGTCTTTGAGGAAAACATTGATGGCATTAGCGCACTGTCTGGCGCGTTGTCTGATGTCTTTGAAGAAAAAGCTGACGCTCTTGGTGAAGACAATATGGCACAGGCAGAAGAGGCGTTTAGGATCTCAAAAGCACTTGCTTCTGCGGAGATTATTGCGAACACTGCTGCAGCAGTAATGAGTGTAGTAGCCAGAGCCAAGACGCTCCCCGGTGCGATAGCCCAAGTTGCAGCGGTTTCTGCTTTGGGAGCAGTGCAGTTGGCTAGAGCAAACAAAGCAGAGTTGTCATTCCACAGTGGTGGTATCGTCCCAGAGTCAGACCCGTCCGAGACATCGGCAACACTGCTTCCTGGGGAGGCCGTTTTGAATCGCTCCGCAACATCGAGCATTGGCCCGTTGGGGATTGCGGCGATGAACGCTGGAATGCTTTCTCCATTTGGGATGATGATGGCACCACTGCGAATTGTCGAAACCTATAAGCACTTTGATAGATTCGTTGGCGACGAATACAGAAGACAAGGAACTTTGTTCAATCTGTTTAGAAAGAACTCAGAAGGCACATTTGGTCAACGGGGATACTGATGGGATCTGATAAGAGCGGCACCAATCTACGTGGACTGTGTATTCCCGATCCAAGAATTGGGTCCATATGGTCTGGCGCCAGTTCCAATCTGGAGCAAGCCGATCCGTTGCCTGGGATCCCGTCTGCATCAGGTGATTATGATCTGGTTCTACGTTCTTCTGGCGTCATGTCTGCCGATAAGACGATCGACATCTATACAAGTGATGCCGGAAACGCGGGTAGAGCAGGTAACGCAAAAACGGTATGGAAAAATAGTGGCGACACCAACTATCGGGGAAAAGACCCATCGAGCTTGATCAGCTATTGGGAGCCCGTAAGGTGGATAAACGACGCTATTCCGGGGATTACCTACAAGCAGCCCAGCGCGATAACGCTTGAAGATGGAACGATTGTGCTGGCGTATCGTGAGCTAAGCGGTACGGTGGACTACATAAAGACGTACAAAAGAAGCCCAAGCACTGGTGCGTGGTCTACATCAGTTACGGTATTGTCTGCGGCAACCGTTACTGGCACAACAGTAGATCCAACCTACCCGTGCATGGTGTTGCTTCCTGATGGTCGAATTATGTTGTACTTCTGGCTGGAAACAGACGGAGATGTATCGAACATTCGGGCTTATGTTTCGTCTGATGATGCGGCAAGCTGGACCCTTGTAAGCACTGGGCTGATTCAAACATCCATCGATGTTTCCAATGCGGGCTCGTTTGGCTCTGGGACAGCCGGGTATGACACCAGAAGATTGACCGCAGCATATGCCAATGGTCAGATCTTGCTTGTAGGGGAGCTTATAAAGCATGACACCGATGTGACTCCTGCAAACTGGTATATCCAGCTTGCATCCAACTCCCTGGGGGCTGAGTTTAGCCAGATTGAAATTGGCTCTGTCAACTCGGTGTTCGTAGGGATGCCACAGGTCATCGAGCAGAATGGCGAGTTCTTGCTGTACTCGATTGGTGCAGACCCAGAGCACATAAAGCAAACGCGGCTTGCGAGCGCGTATGACTCCATAGCCAGCTCATACGGCAGCACCGTTATTACCGGAAATGCGTTTGCGAGTGAGGATTTTGACTTTGGCATTTTGGCTGGTGGATCTGGAAGTCATTATCTGGGGACCGGAGATCTTGGTGTATGTGTAGACCCTATAGGCAGGATTTATATTGTAGTTACCTATTTTGGCGGCTCTGGGACCGGAGAAACTAGACAGGTTGGAATATTTAGAAGCGATGACAACGGAACGACATTTACCGCTGTCGGGGACAAGCAGTCGTTGAGTCCTACAACGAGCGGAAACGGTATCTGGTGGGAGTCTGGAGACGCATCCACATATCCAGACAACTATTGGATTACGGCGTGCCAGGGACGGGTTCTGGTCGCCTGCACACATGCTGCAAGCCCCGGCAACGAAGACAACAGCATCAGCGCGTTCTATCTTGGGGGCTGGTCAACGATAACTTTCCCCCAACGCTCTGTTCATCCGTCTCAATTTGATCAAGGAACTTGGACAAGAACATGGGTTCCATTTGATCTTCCGGGTGATGTTGGGTGGACCGCTGCTGGAACAGCGGCGACAGAGGATATAACTAGCAGCGGTGACCTAAGCGTAGTGACTGCTGGTGGAAGTGGAAACAGCAGGACGTATACGGTTAGCGGGTTCACATCTAGCGCAACACAAGGGATTATTTGCAGAATGCGAGTGGAGGTAGACGCGGGATCTGTATCTTCAGACTCTGTTGGTGCGACATTTCGGCTTGCAGAAGGAGGAGGATCCCCCGCTCATCGTGAAGTGACGCTGCGGTTCAGCGCATCGCAGCTACGGGCGATTGATGTAAAAGGTTCTAGCACTATTGCTACCGTATCTGTTGACTTTGCCACGTCTCCAGTTGATGTTCTTGTGGGCTTTGCGTCTTCTAAGTTGCAGGTTTGGTACAGGACTTCTGGCGTTAGCTCTGACAGAAGCTGGACGAATGCAGTAAGCACTACATCGTTGACCAACAACACTTCTGGATCAACAACAACGAACGCAATCGTGTGGGGCAACATTGGTGCGCTTGGAACATCTAAATGGTCTGAGTTTCATTACGCCATCGGAGCCGATACTGGAGAACAGTTAGCTGGTGGGTTTTCTAATCCGTCAAACCTTATTGGTGAAACATACGCGACCGTTGGAAACTCAACTTATATCGATTCTGGGTTAATGATTACAGCGGTTGACGGGCCAGCGTTGACCAGTCAGGCATACACGGTATCTACTCGTTACGGGTTTCCGATTGAGAGGATATTTCCTTCCGTATCTCCATCTCCAAGATCTACATGGCGCTCCACAACTACTGGAGCACAGAAGATTGCATTTAAGTTCAACTCGACTGTCGGAACTACGGCAGAAAGTGATCTTGGAAACAATGCAATATGCCTTGGCTTGTTTGGAATCAACTTTAAGCTGTTTGAGCTTCAAGGATACGACGTAGATACTACTGCTTGGGCATCAATAGGCTCTGTTGATGTTTCATCTGGGCTTGATTCACTAAACTTTACAAGAAACGGAAGCACCGTAGTCCCATCGGGTAGCGACAACGTGTACCTAAACCTAAACGAGTTAGAAGGTGCGACATTTAGTCCCAACGGATCTATTTTTAGAAAGATTAAAACAAACACTGCTGGACTTTGGAACTCAGGGTCGGCAGCCAAAAAAGCAACGATTGTATTAGATTCGCTGGAAAACTCTGATCCAACGTCTGGATCTGCAGGGTTTGTTATCCCAAGAAATGTCGCCGTAGTATTCAACACTAACGGGGCAAAATACTCAGGTTACCGAATAAGCATCGCCTCACAAAGCACTGCCGATGGGTATTTTGAGATAGGCAACATGGTTCTTGGTCCGGTTGAGTTTTTTGGAACCCAGTATTCCTGGGCGAGACAGATCTCAACAACCCCGAATGTTAGCCTTGATCGAAGAATGGATGGCTCCGTCTACTCCAGAAAACTTGGCCCAGCATATCGGAATGTCTCATTTTCCTGGACGGATGGAGTGGACACCTCTTCGCTTTATGCTTCTTCAATCAGCCCAGACTACATTAAGGCCAGCAGTTCTGGTGGTCCGGTTGCATCTGTTGCTGATGTTCCGCACCAAATGGACGGTCTGGCAACCATGATTGGCAGCAACTCTCCGGTGGTATACTTGCCATCGATTCCAGTCGGATCAAGCGCATCACTATTGTTCAACCGGCGACACGAGATGATGCTTGGAAGAATTACTTCTCCAGTTCAAATAGAGAACGTTGTTGGCGATGAGTTGGCAGATCCCGGTGAAGTATTTAGGGTAGCAACTACAACTATTGAGGAGACCGTTTAATGCCGAGACCGCTGCCGTCTTACAACTGGGCAGATGTAATCTGGTTGCTGACTGTTGACTTTGGGGGTTCGTCCCACAACGTCTCAACTGAGCCCGTGGTCCTTTCTCGGAACAACGGTACAACCATTTCTTACAGTGGAGGGTTGACTGATCCAACGTACAAGGAGTCATTGTCTAGATTTACGTTCAGCAAAGACCCGTTAACGGTGCCTATTGAGGCAATATTTGATGAACTTAATATCGTAAAACACAGGCGAAAAGGCTTTATGCTCAGCAATGCAACCTGTGAACTGTCGATGGTCTTTAGGGTTGGGGGCGCAATACAGCAGACATATGAGCAAAGATACAAGATTGCGTCTGGACTTGTAAGCGAGCCGATGTTTGGGGATCCCAACTACCCGGCTGGAAGGATTGTATTTTCGATTAACTCCATGCCCTACGATGACGCGGGGCTGTTTTTCAAGTCCAACATGAGAATGAATAGCAACTCAATGGCAAACTTTGTAGACGCAACAAACCCATTGTCTGCAGAGTCGGAAGACAAGGTGTATCCGCTTGTATTTGGCTCACCGGGCTACTACGCTGATGTCAATCAAACTCCAACAACAATTGAGGCTACCCCGGCGTATGCTATTTCTCGTACAAACGTCAGCAAAGACGCGAGAGAGGTTCTGATAGCTGGTCATCATGTTTCCGCATCTACTGTGAAAATATACCCGAAAGATCAGACCGCAGTATCCAGCCTCTCCGTCACCAACGGGTTTGACTTCTATCGAAACCCGATTGCTTACGTCGATGTGTCTGGTCAATCGTCAGACTTTAAGAAGGCTACAGAGTTTTGGGTGTCTTGGGACGGTGGACCCGGCGTAAAGAATGCCTTCGCAACGTCTGGTGTAGTCAATGGTGCCGGTGATTTGTTTATGTGGGCACTTACTAAGGTGAACGTACCAGTGGACAATGGGGCCTGGGCGTCTGTTAGGGACTATCTCAACGGTTTTCGTTTCGCTGGCTACATCAATGACCCGGAAACCAGCGTTTGGGGGTGGATTACAGAAATAGCAGGCATGATTCCAACCTTGACCATTAGGAATGGTCCGGACGGTATATACCCAATCGTTCAAGACATACGGGCGATCGATGAGGACTGCACCAAGATCGTGGCTGGTCCCGATTTCTTCAGGGTCTCTGGGTTTCAGTTGGAAGGTGAGCAGGCGTCATTAGTGAATACTGTAACTATTGAGTACGCCTATAAGGCCAACACTGACGAGTCTCAGATATACGCCGTGATTGGCGAGGAAGATCTTACGGAACCACAAAGGTTTTCAAGCATCCATTCTGCTGCATCAATATCCAGATATGGAATAAAAGAGTTAGCAATTACTGCTCCCTACGTGTACAACAAGGCCACTGCTCAACTTATTGCTCAGTCCATAGTACAGATGAAAGGACAGATTCCGGAAACCATCACCTACAGCGGGTCTTCGTTCTACTCATTCCTTTCTCTTGGCGATCAAGTTAGCCTGACAGATGATGATTTGTATCTTACGGATCAAATATGCACCGTGTGCTCAAAGTCATGGAACGGTATCGGTTGGGACATAAAGCTATTGATAGAAGATGACATATCGCGTGACTCGCGCTATTTCTGATACACTCTAAGCACTCCACCCGACTGACCGACTGACGGAGACGAAATGTCCAACACTGTTACGCGAAAAGGGAACGAAATCGTTGTCTCGATTACAGAGACCAGCGTATCTTCCTCTACTGAAGAAACTATTGCCCTTGGCGTCACCAAAGGTCGAATCCTTCGTCAGACTTCTGCTCTGACATCGGGTAGCGGCTCTACTGTAGACCCAATCCTGGCCAGGACATCGGGCGGGACTGGAATCAATGTTGTGGTAGAGAACGGAACTGCTGCAGCAACCGTGGACAACCAGACCAACGGCGGGGTGCCCTTCTACACAAGCAGTGGGAACCTGTACCATAAGTCAGTACCCAATAGTGGAACCAACAATGCGGTTTCGTCGGAATACCTGATCGCCGTTGGATGGGGAGACTAAGATGGGATTCGGAAGACCAAGCATTTCTGGCGGCGGAAGCGGAACGATTACAGCAGTCACTGCGGGAACAGCCCTTGGTGGTGGCGGGACTGCGGGCGCCGTTACTGTTAATCTCGACATCAGTGAGCTTTCTGATGGTGTGGTCGCTACAGCAGACAAGTTTCTGCTCCTCGATTCTGATGGCAGCACTCAAATCCTTGAGTCGGTTGACGATACGGCTGCAAAGCTTCCGGCTTTAACTGGTGAAGAAGCGGTTGCAGTGGCTTCCGACTACATTCTGTTCCTTGATGGCGGCGCTACTGGTGATTGCAAGAAAGAATCTATTGCAGACCTTGCAACCGCTATTGCTGGGACTGGCATCAGTGCTTCAAGCGGTGTCCTTAACGCAGACAACAACGGAACCGTAACGAGCCTAACCGCAGCAGCAGACTCTGGGTCTGGCTCGGCTATTACATCGAGCGGCACACTGACCTTTACGGGCGGAACCGGTGTTACATCCTCTGTAAGCGGAACAACGGTCACTCTAAACGCAGACAACAACGGCACAGTGACATCTATCACTCCTGCTGCGGATAGCGGGTCTGGCTCAGCCATTACCAGCAGTGGAACGTTGACACTTACGGGTGGAACCAACATAACTACGTCGGTAAGCGGAACAGCGGTCACCATTAACGCTTCCGGAGGCGGAACGGTCAGCAGTGTAACTCCTGCGGCAGATTCTGGATCCGGATCAGCGATTACCAGCAGCGGTACACTTACGTTCACGGGTGGTACAAATGTGACCACATCGGTTAGCGGAACGACCGTGACTATTAACAGTAGCGCATCCGGCAGCGGCGGCGCTTCAATTCTTGAAGTTCAAGTCTTTAGTTAGGAAGAAATTATGCCAACATTTGCAAAGCAAGAATTATCTGGGTCTACCGATGGTCGCGGGATTAAGGTCACCGGAAACGCGACAGGCGCGTCGGTTACTGTTCATCAGGCGCAGTCCGGGACCGGTGATAATAACTATGACGAGGTGTTCGTGTATGCCAACAACAGCAGCACGGCAGCTATATTGCTTACAATTGAATTTGGGGGCGTCACGGTTCCAGATGACTTGATTGAGGTATCCGTACCAGCCCAGCAGGGGCTCATGTTGGTTGTTCCGGGTTTGGTGCTTCAGAACAGCCTATATGTAAAGGCATGGGCATCGGTTATCAATGAAGTTTCTCTATTTGGATTTGTTAACAAGGTTACCGCCTGATGGGACGGCGGAACCGAATAGCAGATCTAACCGGGTTTGGTGCGATACGTCCGAACTTAGCTCCGCGATGGCGGACCATTATGGATTTGGATTTCAAGACCATGACGGCAGGCGCTTTGGCGGAGAATCAAGGAAGCTTAACCGCGCTCGATGGGTATGAATATCACTGCCGTCGCGGGAATTCTGATTTTTCAGCAACGATGACTGACGGAACGGGCCTTGTTACTGATTTTGGAACCAGCTCAAGTGCGCAGAACCGGATTGCAATTAAGATACAGAACTACCCGCGCCTTTCGGACGGCTCCTATCCGCGCATGCGTGTTTCTGCGTCCTTCACGGGGCTCGTTTACAGTCATAATAACGACTACATAGCCGTAGGAATAACGAGCGGATTTGTAAATGGATCTGCCCCATTCGCCCCCGGTTTGTATCTAAAATACGATTCTACTGACGCCAGCGCCGACCCGCAGACAAAGAAGTATGGATCTGTCCTTATCGCTGGTTGGGACGGCACCACAAGCGCGACACAGACATGGAACACACTGGCCAGCAATAACCAGACTACCGGTGTCTTAACCGTTGAAGACCGTGGCGCGGGAATTTTCTTTACCCGTGGCGATGATGGCACTACAGACATCAAAAGCGGAAATCAATCTCAAACGTTCCGAAACAATATGTTTTCTCTGTACAAAACAGCGAACGATAAAACTGATGGTAACTACTGGTACGACCCCAGCGGCTCGGAAGGCGGACCTTATGCTCAGCTAATCACACGAGCAGGGTCGAACGGATCTCAGGCCATAACATGGTTACAGCTTTTGGTGGAGGCGTATTTCTAATGAATGATATCTGCAAAGTTTTTGAACAGGCTTCGGCAACAATGGCGTTTTTTACTGAAGATGAAGAAACGGAACCGATGGAAGGCTATGTCTTGCATGTTTTTGTACCGCTTGACAAAGTTGAAGACGTAGATCGAAACGATACAAAGCGCAGAGAGGTTACTACCGCTATTGCGGATGCAATAACTGCCGCTGGAGGATAAATGTCCGAGATACTTCCGCCAATATTAGAGAAGGTACAAGCACTCAAGCACAAGGTTTTTACCAACGGCGATTGGGATATGAACATTATCGGCATGCGTTCTAAGGAGCGTAAAGCTGGTAAGTTTGATGACCGCATTTTCTTGATCTACAAGTGCCAAGGGCAGTGGCGTCAGCACATGTGGGCGTGCACTACAGATCCTGGGACGTACTATCTGAAGACCGCGTCTAAAGACTGGCACGAGAAAGGCACTGCAATCACCGCCCCTGGGCAGTATCCGGCAAGTCATTCGATTGGCACTCACAAGGGCTACCAAGCACTGGTGCAGACTGGAAAGATGAAGTGTTTTCGTGACAAGAACATGGACGATGTTCTCGACATGGACCCAGAGAGTCTGGAAGAAGGCAGGTTTGCCCTGAATATCCACCGCTCTTCGGCGACTAAGATCTCCAAGAACAACTACAAGTGGAGTGCTGGATGTTGCGTGTTTGCCGATCCAGCGGGATTTGAAGAGTTTATGCGGCTATGCCACAAGCAGGTTCGCCAGCGCGGTTGGAAGAGCTTTACTTACACTTTGATCGAGGCTGAATGATGGGGCTCAATAAAGAACAACGCAGAGAGCGCAGACGTAAGATTATTCGTCGGGCAGTTCAGTTGGCCAAAGAAGTTCACGCAGAAGACGAAGAAGCTCGTCGGAAGTTTCTGATAGAGTTGATTAACAAGTCTATCGATATACCGGGTTTGTCAGAGCGTGCGGAGTCTCGGCTCTTAAACGCAATCGCAGATCTGCTTATCGATGCTTTTGGAGGAGACAACAATGGATAAGAAAATGGCAGGAGGCGCAGCCGGATTGGTTGCAGCCATCATGTACGGAGGAAGTCTTGTTCTTGATCAAGAGTCAAGAATTGCAGCACTTGAAGCCATTCACCCAGAGCTTGCAGTAGAGGCACCAGAAGAGCCAGA